GGCGGCTCGCGCTCCCGGGAGAGCGTGACCTCCAGCCGCTCCGCGTTGACGTGTTCGTGTGCGACGAACGGACGTGGGGGCTCAACCTCATGATCCGCACCGGCTCCGGTGTGGGCGACGACGGCCGCCCGGAGAGCGGATTCGCGCCGGCGATGCTCTCGCGATGGAAGGTCATCAGTGGCGGCCGCTCCGAGGGCGCGATGCTCCGCGACAAGCATGGCGGAATCGTCGAGACGCCCGAGGAGCGAGACGTGTTCGACGCGGTCCGTGTCCGATGGGTCGAACCCGAGATGCGTCGGACCTCGCGCGACGTTGAGGCGGCTGCGCTATTGCGGGTGCTGTCCTGATGGCGCGGATCATCTCGTTCGCGTGGACTACGCCCGCGCTGCTCGCCGGGGTGAAGACATGCACGCGGCGTCAGTGGGGAGAGGACTACGCGAAGCAGTTCCACGCGGGGCGACCTCATCAAGGCCTACAGCCGCCAGGCGCGCTTCGGCGGGAAGCACGTCGCCAACCTGCGGCTCACGGCCGACGTCGAGTGGTGCTGGAACAAGGACGCCCCCGACGCAGACTACGACCGCGAAGGCTTCCGCTGGTTCATGGAGCACCCCGAGGAGCTGCCGGCGCGCTGGCCGCTGAACCTGTCCGGGCTCTCGTGGGACGACTGGCTGCTTTGGAAGGAAAACGGCGAGGGCTTCTACGTCGTCCGTTTCGAGCTGCTTGCGGTGGTGCCATGAGCCCGGCGAAGGCGCAGTTCCGAGACGGGCCGATCGTGGACTACGGGCCGGACGTAAACGCGCGGGCGTATGCGGCATGGGCTGAGCAGCACCGGGCGGACGTGGTGTACCGCAACGAAGACGACGAGATCGACCTGCACGTCTTTCGGTACGAGGAGGACGAGCTGGTCTGGCTCATCCAGGGCGGTGACCAGATCGCGATCCCACTCGAGGATTTCGGGAGATTCCTCGCGGCCCTCGCGGAGCTTTACACCGACGGGGCAGAGCGCTCGTGAGCAGCGTCACGCTCTCCTACGAGGACTTCCTGCGCGCAAAGGCGACGCAGGCGCCAGAGTCCGGCTTCGACGTGGCTCCCGACGAGGTGAACCCCATCCTGCTGCCTCACCAGCGAGACATCGTGCGGTGGGCGGTGCGGCGCGGCCGCGCGGCCCTGTTCGAGAGCTTCGGGCTCGGCAAGACGATGCAGCAGCTCGAGATCGTGCGGCTGGTGACCGAACGGGCGGGAGGGCGCGGGCTCATCGTCATCCCGCTCGGCGTGCGCCAGGAGTTCACGCGCGACGCGGCAACGCTCGGTATCGAGGCGCGGTTCATCCGCCGCATCGAGGAGGCAGACGAGACCGGCATCTACCTCACGAACTACGAGACCGTCCGCGAGAACAAGATCGACCCGCAGGACTTCACCGTGGTGAGCCTCGACGAGGCGGGGATCCTGCGCGGCTTCGGCGGGACGAAGACGTTCCGTGAGCTGATGGCATCGATGGCCGGCGACGACCGCCGTGACCGCAGCAATCCGCTGCGCACCGAGCAGGTGCGCTACCGCTTCGTGGCGACTGCGACGCCATCACCGAACGAGTTCGTCGAGTTGCTGGCCTACTCGGCGTTCCTCGGCGTGATGGACATCTCTGCCGCCAAGACACGGTTTTTCAAGCGCAACAGCGAGAAGGCCGACCAGCTCACGCTGCACCCGCACAAGGAAGCAGAGTTTTGGCTGTGGGTGGCGCAGTGGGCGATCTTCATCCAGAAGCCGTCCGACCTCGGATACTCAGACGACGGCTACGAGCTGCCGCCCATCGACATCCGGTGGCACCAGGTGCGCACCGACCACACCACGGCGCGGACCCGCAACGACGGGCAGCGCCGGATGTTCAAGGACGCCGCCCTCGGAGTGGTCGACGCGGCGCGCGAGAAGCGGGAGAGCCTCGACGCACGGATAGCGAAGCTCATCGAGATACGCCTCGAAGCTCCGAACGACCACTACATCGTCTGGCACGACCTCGAAGATGAGCGGCGAGCGATCGAGGCCGCGATGCCGGCCATTGCGAGCGTCTACGGGTCGCAAGACCTCGACGAACGCGAGGAGGTCATTCGGAGGTTCGCCGAGGGGCGGATTCAGGGCATCGCCGCCAAACCGGTGATGCTCGGGTCCGGAGTCAACTTCCAGCGCCACTGTCACCGGGCGATCTACCTCGGCATCGGGTTTAAGTTCAACGACTTTATCCAGTCGGTGCACCGCCTGCACCGGTTCTTACAGACGGAGCCGGTGCGCATCGACCTTATCTACACGGAGGCCGAGAGCGAAGTGCGGGCAGCGCTCGAGAAGAAGTGGCGCCAGCACGACGAGCTGGTGGCCAACATGACGGCCATCATCCGCCGCTACGGGCTGTCCGGGGCGGCGATGGCGGAGGCGCTGCAGCGCACGTTCGGCGTCGTGCGGCAGGAGGAGCGCGGCGAGGGCTGGACGCTCGTCAACAACGACTGCGTGGACGAGACCGCGCTGATGGAGGACGACAGCGTCGACCTCATCCTGACCAGCATCCCGTTCAGCACGCAGTACGAGTATTCGCCGTCGTACAACGACTTCGGCCACACCGACCACGACGGCCACTTCTGGGAGCAGATGGACTACCTGACTCCCAACCTGCTCCGCGTGCTCAAACCGGGCCGCAACCTCGTCGTCCACTGCAAGGACCGCATCGTCCCCGGCGGACTCACCGGCGTCGGCTTCCAGACAGTCACACCGTTCCACGCGCAGGGGATCTTCCACTACACGAAGCACGGGTTCGCGTACCTCGGGATGAAGACGGTCGTGACCGACGTGGTGCGCGAGAACAACCAGACGTACCGGCTCGGGTGGACGGAACAGTGCAAGGACGGCTCCCGCATGGGCGTCGGCATGCCCGAGTACCTGCTCATCTTCCGCAAGCCGCCCACCGACCCCACGAACGGGTACGCGGACGAGCCGGTGGTCAAGGACAAGGCCGAGTACTCCCGTGCCCGCTGGCAGACGGACGCGGCCGGGTTCGAGCGATCATCGGGCGACCGCCTGCTGACTGCCGACGAGCTGCGGCGCCTCCCGCACGACCGCATCTTCCAGATGTGGCGGGAGTACGCGACGACGCACGTCTACGACTACGAGCAGCACGTCGCCGCGGGGGAAGCGCTCGAGGAGGCAAAGCGGCTCCCGGTCACGTTCTCCCTGCTGCCGGCGCACTCCTGGCACCCCGACGTCTGGTCGGACGTGACGCGCATGCGCACGCTCAACAGCCAGCAGTGGAGCAAGGGCAAGGAGATGCACCTGTGCCCGCTGCAGTTCGACATCGTCGACCGGGTCATCGCCCAGATGACGATGCCTGGCGAGCTGGTCTACGACCCGTTCAGCGGCCTTGGCACGGTGGCGCTCCGCGCGATCAAGCTCGGCCGGCGCGGCCGGGGCGTTGAGCTGAGCCCGAGCTACCACGCGGACGCCGTGTACTGGCTCCGCGCCGAGGAAGCGAAGCGCGCGCAGCCAAGCCTCTTCGACCTCACCGATGACGAGGCCGAGACGCCGGTCGAGGGCGGATACGACGCGCTGGACCCGGGATGGCTCGGAAAGCTGACGGCAGCGCGCTCACGGTACGACGAAGCCGGGTTCGAGGAGTACATGCGGGGCGCGCTGGAGATGGCGCCTGAGCGAGGGGAGGTCGCCTAGCTCGGTATCGCGGCGGGGGCCGACGAAGCGAGCACATGACGGAACACACAACCTCCACCAGTCATCTCCCCGGTGAATGGCGCCTCTGATGGCGTGGATCGAACTGCACCAGTCGCTCGTGCGCCACCCGAAGGTGCTGCGCGTAGCCGCCACCCTCCGCGTCTCCGAGGAGGCCGTCATCGGCCACATGGCGACGCTCTGGTGCTGGGCGCTGGATGCCAAGCCTCAGGGAGGGCCACTCTCCGACCTCGACGTGCGGGCAGGCGCGAACTGGAAGGCGCGCTCAGACATCACGAAGGCGCTGACCGATGCCGGATTCCTCGACCGAGACGGCGATGGGTACTGGCTCCATGACTGGCAGGAGTACGCCGGACGACTCATCCGTCAGCGCGAGATGGCGAAAAACCGTGCTCGCAGAGCGCGCGCAACGAACCCGCAGCCTACGGACACCGTACGCGAACCGTACGCGTACGGTACGCGCAACGTGCGCGCAGAGTTCGCGTCTACCGTACCGAACCGTACAGAACCAGAACAAGAAGATGATCCCCCCCTACCCCCCCACGGGGTTTCGGCTCCCGAGACCGGGCCGCCGGGGGAACCGGGCAAGGCGCTGACGCGCCGACTCTGGGACGTGCACGAGGAGCTCACGGGGCGCATCACGCCGCCGCCGGCGGCGGACGAGCAGCAGTTCGAGCAGTGGATTCGCGACGGGCTCGTCGAAGCGGACATCGAGGCGTCGCGCGAGGAAATCCACGCGTGGGACACGGTCCCCGAGAAGCCCTGGGCGGCGTTCAAGGAGGCGCTCGGGCGGCGGATCGCGCGCCGGCAGATGGGAGGCAGCGATGACGGACGAACTGAGGCGGCGGGCGCGGGAAGCAGCCGAGCAGTACGCAGCGGAGGCCCGAGAGCGTGGCCGGGAAGTGCCGCCGGAGGTCGTCGAGGAGGTGGCGGAATCGGAATACCGGCGGATGGTCTACCGCGCCGAGAATCAGACCCCGTCCCCGACGACTACCAGCTCGGAAGTGCCGTCGGTGTCGGGTGACATGCAGCCCGTAAGCGGCCTCTACGCCCGCGTCCTCGGGACGACGAAGCGTGGACTCAGTCGGCGGATGGCGGCCTGGCTCGCCCGTCCCGAGGAGGAACGCGCCGCGCTGCTGGCGCGCGATGCGTACGCCTGCCAGTCGTGTCAGGACGCCGGTGTCGTGTGGATGCGCACCGACGACGAACGGTTCGAACGTGCCCGCGTCGCCGGCATGAACCGGTCGATCGGACGCATCGTCCGCATCGACGACCCCACGCAGGTGCACGTCTGGTGCGCCGACTGCCCGCCGCTACTGCAGCGCCACCGGCAGCTTCGCGGGAGCATCACTTCGGACGATGCCATCGAGGCCCGTTTCGACCGCTTCGACGCCTACCGTCCCGACCTGCGTGCGATGCGGGCACAGGCGGAGCGATGGGCGGCCCGCGTCGAGCGCCGCCCATTCCTGCTCATGGTCGGGACCGCCGGCGCCGGGAAGTCTCACCTCGCGAAAGCGATCGCGCTCACGATGGCCGAGAGCGGGTACTCGGTGCAGTTCGCGACCGCCCGACAGCTCCTCGACACCATCAAGTCGACGTTCGACCGCGACGACAGGACGCAGCCCACGACCGGCGAGGCGATGCGCGAGATCGCGGCGTCAGGTGTGCTCGTCATTGACGACCTCGGCGCCGAGTACGCGAGCCGGTGGGGAGCCTCGACGCTCGAGGGGATTCTCTTCGAGCGATACGAGCAGCGGGCGCTCACTGTCATCACCGCGAACAAGGACCTCGCCGGTCTCGCGCGCCACCAGGACGACCCGCACTTGCGGCTCGTAGACCGCCTCAACGACATCCGCAGGACGGTGTACGTCGAGACGGATGCGCCCTCGTGGCGCGTCGGTGGTGGCCGCCCGAAGGCGGCTGCGCGATGAGCGATGCCGAGCAGTGCCGCCGCTGTGCCTCTGCCGCGCTGGTGGTCACACCGCACAACGACGGCACGGAGACGGTCGTGTGTTCGACGTGCGGGAGGCGCATCCGGCGGGTGACACCTGCCCCGTTGGTCGCGCCGGAGCCGCCACGGGATCCGTGGTGGTCGGAGTGATGGGAGGAAGCATGAGGAGCGACATCAGGGGTGCGCTCATCGCCGGTATCGTTGGTGCGTCCTTGCTGCTGAGCGCGGCTGGGTGTCGAGCGGGGGAGACGACGGAGGGAGGCCACCAGATGAGTGGGCCGTCGCCCTCCCCGCTCGCCGTCACACCGCGGCCACCGCTGGTGGGCGGCGGCACGGCAGAACCGACGACTACCGCTCCACGATCGGAAGTCACGCCCGCGCCTGCGCCGACACCGGACATGGAGCCTGCTGTGACCGTGACGCAGGAGCTCCGCGCTGCCACTCCCGTGGCCACTGCGTACACCGTGCCGGCAGTCGATCCAGCGGAGTCCTCGCTCGAGTCGCAGGTGCGCGCCGCCGTCGAGCGGTACTTTCCTCCGGCCGAGTGGGCGACCGCGATGCGCGTCGCAAAGTGCGAGTCAGGCTATCAGCCGTGGGCAGTGGAGCCGGGTGGGGAGCACTTTGGGATTTGGCAAGTTGATCCGCAGATTTGGGGCACCGTCCCGTCCGACATCGACGGGCAGACACGGCAAGCTGCAATGATAGTCGCTGAAAACGGATGGAGCCCCTGGCAATGCCGATAGTAGAGGTTGTAGGGACGCGAGAGACGATACGTTGCGACCACTGCGGAACCACGGTCGAGCGAAGGCATCGGTACAGGATCCCGCCAAAGGTGTACTGCTCACGGGAATGCAGAAACCTGCATCAGGTAGGGCCAAACGCGACGCGTTATCGACCGGAGCGGTCCTGCGAACGGTGTGGAGCGCATCTGAGTGCGGACGGAACGCGTTTCTGTTCGAGAGAGTGCTCTGGGGCGGCGCTGAGTGGCGAGAACCACCCGAATTACGTGGGTCGGGTTGCTCTTAAAAACGGGTACGTGAGGGTCTACCTTCCCACGCATCCATTAGCGAACAGAGATGGATACGTACTTGAGCACCGGAAGGTCGTGTTCGACGCCGGCATCGAGGTGCCGCGCGGATACCATGTCCACCATTTGAACCACGACAAGACCGACAACCGACTCAGCAACCTCGCGGTCATGAGCGCTGGAGAGCACCAAAGCCATCACTACGAGTCAGGGGCGATGGTCACGAACCAATACGGGACGTTTCCCTTGAGGCGAGACCGATCGTGATCGCCGGCGGCACGTCGTGAGCGTCGACACCGACCGCCGCGCGGCGTCGGGGGTGTTCGGGGAGCCCGGACGCCGGCGCGTCGTGTACGACACGACCACGCCACTCCCTTCCGACTCCAGCCCGAACCGGCACTCGCGCTGGCCGAGCGCGCGCGCCCGCAAGCAGCTCAACGTGATCGGATGGGGCATGTACCACGCCTACTCACCCGGCGTCCGGTTCGCGCGGGCGCGGATGACGATCACGCTCCGTGTGTGCCGCAACTGGCGTGCGACGGAGGCGTATCCAGCCTACCGACCGCTCGACGGCGACAACCTCATCGCGGCGTGCAAGGGGCTCATCGACGGGATCGTGCGTGCGGGCATCGTCGCCGACGACCGCACGAAGTACCTGGAGCCGCCGGTCGGGCGCATCGTCGAGGTCGCAACGCCGCGCGAGGAGGGGCTGCTCGTGGAGATCGAGGAGCTGCCGTGAGTGCCCGAGCCGGCGTGCGGCAGCCGGTCATGGCAAGCAGACGCCTCGGGTCAGGGCTATACGAGTACACGCTGCGCTGCGGCCATGTCGTCATCCGCACTATGCCTGCGGGTCTCGTTGCTCAGTGCGGAGCATGCATGGCGCGAGGGAAGGTGACGGAGTGATCCTCGTCGACCCGCTCCGCCGCGTCGCGCCTCGTCCGGGATGGCGGTACCACCAGGCAGCGCATCTCGTGAGCGACCTCAGTCTCGACGAGCTGCACGCTTTCGCGCGGAGCGTCGGACTGCGTCGGGCGTGGTTTCAGGGCGACCATTACGACCTCACGGCGCGCCGTCACGCGATGGCGTTGGCCGCCGGAGCGGTGGAAGTCCCGCCCCGCGACCTCGCACGACGCCGCGTGCGTGCCGATGGGCGGTTGAAGACATGACGACGGCGGAGCGGGCGCGGGAGCCGCAGGCGCGCAAGTCGCGGAAGTCGCGCGGGCTGTCCGCTAATGCCCTCACGTCCGAGGGCAGCGAGTCCGTAGCCTTGAACGGAGCGGTGCTGAGCGTCCGGCAGTACCGGGCCGCGCAGAAGCTCGCCATTGGCTACTCGCAGCAGCAGGCGGCGATCGCTGCGAACGTGGACGAGAGGACCATCCGCCGTTGGCTCGACGACCCGGAGTTCGACCGGCTGGTCACCGACTTGCAGGCCCAGACGTGGAGCCGCATCGGGAACAAGATCGCCGCGCTCTTCGAGCACTGCATCGAGATTCACTTCGCGATGCTGCGCGGGGACATCCCCGCCGATGACCCCATCTACCTCGAGGCCAAGGAAATCATCCTCCGCTACGGTGGCCGACAGGCCCTCGTTGAACTCGCCGCGGATTCAGGCAGCGACCCCACGCATCCGCCCGCTGGTGGCCCGCCCGCCATCGAGTCGACGTTCGTCTCACCCGCTTAGCTTCGACGCCAGCCCGTCCCTCGACCTGCTGACCTGGACGGAACGCCACCTCAACATCCTCGGCGAGCCCGAGCGCGTCCCCGGCCCCATCCGCGCCCTCTACCGCGACCACTCGCCCCTCGTCGTCGTGATGAAGGGCGCCCAGATGACCATCTCCGAGTGGGTGCTGAACCTCTGCCTCTACACCGCAGACATCGGCCGCGCCGGCCGTGGCACGGCGTTCTACGTGCAGCCCGGCGGCACCAACGTCGGCAACTTCGTGCAGATGCGCGTGAACCCGATCATCGACGACAGCGACTACCTTCGCTCCCGAGCCCCGAAGCCGGGCTCGAAGGACCCGGACAACGTCGGGCTCCGCCGCATCGGGCCGGGATACACCGTGTGGCGCACGGCGTACGTGCGCGGCCGCGGCGCCCGCAACACCTCTGGCCTCAAGTCCGTGCCGGCGGACACGCTCGTGCTCGATGAGTTCGACGAGATGCCCGACGGCACCTACGACATCGCGAAGCACCGCCTCGACTCCTCGCGTGACCCGTGGACGCGCATCGTCGGCACGCCGACGTTCCCGGAGCAGGGCATCGACGTGCTCTACCAGGCCGGCACGCGCCTGCGCTACCACCTCACGTGCGAGTCCTGCGGGCACGAGCAGGCGCTGGAGTGGACGGCCAACGTCATCGAGGGCGAGAACGGGCGCTATCGCGGCTGCGCGCAGTGTGAGGCGTCGCTCGAAGCGCTCATCCTGCGCGCGTGGCAGCCGACGACGGAGGCGGAAGCGCTCGGACGCTGGCTGCCGACGAACCCGCTGGGCGGCGAGTACCCGAGCTACCAGATCAGCCAGCTCTACCGCCCCAACATCGACCTCGACGCGATCGCCGCGGCGCTCGACTCGCCAAAGGTCGAGACGGCGCAGGAGGCGTACAACCAGAACCTCGGCGTGCCCTACAACCCGCCGGGCGGCCGCTTCCCGTTCCTGCGCGAGTACTTCGCCTCTGCGCGCTACGACGCCGGCGACGTCGCCTACCGCAACCGGGCGATCGGCCGCTGGCTCAGCTTCGACACCGCGCTCAAGGACAAGGACTCCAGCGACTACACGGCGTGGAGCGTCGCGGAGCTGCAGCCGGACTACACGCTGCTCGTGCGGGAGGTGAGTCGGGCGCGGATGCAGTTCCCGGACCTGCCCGCCACCATCGAAGCGGTGGCCACTCGCTACAACCGCGACGACAAGCTGCGCGGCGTGCTCATCGAGGACAAGGGCTCGGGGACGTCGGCGTTCCAGACGCTGTCGCAGGCCGCGCCGGCGTGGCTCCGCGCCATGCTCGTGCCGTTCCAGCCGCTCGGCTCGAAGGAGTACCGCGCCAACCAGGCCTCGGTCTGGGCGCGCCTCGGCTGCATCCTCATCCCGCAGCCGTCAGCGGACGCGCCGTGGCTCGCGGACTTCGAGGACGAGCTGTTCAAGTTCCCGCTCGTGGCGCACGACGACCAGGTGGACGCGTTCACGCAGGTGACGATCTACCTCGAACACTTCCTCGCCGAGGGCTACCGCGCCCGCACGGGAATCGCAGTCTAGGAGGCAGACGATGGCCGAGAGCAGCTTTCTGACGACGCCGGCGGGCGCGCGGCTCAAGAGCGACGAGGACGCGAGCGGGATCCACGTCCAGCGCGTGTCGCTCGACACGGCACTCAGCTCCGTCGTGGACAGCATCGACATCCCGAAGCTGGCCGCAGCCGCGACGGCGGGGGACGCGCTGGCGAACCAGACCACCGCGCCGTTGCTCGGGCTCCTCCTCGAGTGGAACGGCTCGTCCTGGCAGCGACGGCGTGGTGCAGAGGCGGTCACGGTGTTCGCCTCGGCGGCGCGCGCGACCGGAGCAGTCCTGAACAGCGCCGACATCGTGAATTACAACGGGCGCGGCATCGTTGTGTTCACCGACATCACAGCGTTCACGTCCGGGGGGCTCACGATTGCCATTCAGGCGAAGGATCCACTGAGCCTGAAGTACGTGACCATCCTCCAGTCTGCGGTGCTCGCAGCCGTGGGGACGACGCGGATGCGGGTGTATCCGGGGCTGACGCCAGTAGCAAACCTGGCGGCTGACGACGTGCTCTCGCGGGCCCTGCGGATCGTCGCGACGCCATCGGACGCCACCTCGATCACCTACTCGGTGGGCGCGGTGGTGCTCCCCTGATGCCGCGCTCGCGGACGATCGTGGACGACTTCGAGCGGTCGGACCGCCTGCTCGACCGCTTCTGGGTGCAGAAGAGCCCGACCATCTTCGCGGAGATCGTCAACGGACGGGTGCAGTCCAACGGCTTCCCCTACGCGTTCTACGCGCAGGCTGGGGTGAATGGGCTGCCGTCGATGCCGAAGCGCATCGAAATCCAGTTCAGCCTGATCGGGACCAACGGCCCCAATTGTGGGCCGGTCATCCTGATCTCGGCGGACGGGGTGACGGAGGCCGCCGGGCCGTACCGCGACATGATCCACTTCGTGATCGTGCCGGGGCTGTGGACGGTCAACGTGTACGAGGCGGGGGTGGCGTCGGCCATCATCGCGACCGGGAACCACACTTTCGCGCTCGATGGGACGGTGTACACCGCGGCGGTGCGGCTCGACGGGTCGGACACGATCACGCTGGAGCTTCCGGACGGCACCGAGCGTGCGATCACCGACAGCCGGTTCAGTGAGCGGAGCGGGCGCTTCGTCGCGATCGAGGCGTACGCGTTCCCCGGCTCCGGGCAGGACGTGGTGACGCGTTTCGAACGCGTGGAGTTCGACGTGGCGCGGGCAGCGGTGGCCCCGCGCGCGACGGTGGCGTCGAGGGCGAGCGCGGGGGTGAGGGTGGCAGCGTGACGGTGATGAGTCTGCAGGGACGTGGCGTAGGGAGGGCGGCAATGAAGATCATCGAGGCGGTGGAAAGCAATGGCGCCGTGCGTGTCGTCGTCCACCTCGACGAGACGATGGAGGTGCCGGACCCTGCGCTGCCAGTACCCGCTGAGGGCGAGCCCGACACCAGGCGGATCGTCCCGGACCCCGCCTACGTCATGGAGCTTGAGTGGGGAGCGGATGTGCCGGAGGAAGTGGTCAAGCGCGAAACCGCGCTGCTGGCTGCTGCCGAGCTCGACCGGCGACGCTCCGCTGGCCGCAACATCGCCGGGCTCGACGGGGCCACGCTGGAACCGCCGCGCGGCGGGAAGTAGGCAGCCGGATGTTTATGGACCGGGTGATGCGAGTGCTGAGCATGCCGTCGGTGGCGCATCCGGCGCCTGAGCTCGTCGAGGACCCGATCGCGCTGTACCGCACGCTCCGGTACTACTACCACTCCACCGACCTCTATGCCTCGCTCGCTGCCGTCGCGCGCCTGAATGACGAGTGGGCGCCGGCGATGAAGGGGCTGCGCAACCCGGCGCACCGCGTCGTGGAGTTCTACGTCGCCCACCTCTGGCCGGACGAGTTCAACCTCGTGACGCCGGACGGCGGCGCCGACGCGGCCGAGCTCGAGGCGCTCATCGAGCGCGTCTGGCAGTGGAGCAACTGGGGCGCGAAGCGCCGCCTCGCCGCCCGCTGGTTCTCCAACCTGGGGGACCTGTTCATCAAGGTCGTCTCGGTGCCGGACGCGCCGAAGGTCTACTTCCAGATCATCGACCCCGAGCACGTGGTCGATTTCGACACGGACGAGCGCGGCTTCCTCACCTACCTCCACATCGAAGTGGCGCGCGTCATGCGGCGGGAGCGAGAGACCAGGGAGGTCGTGCACACCGAGATCTGGGACAAGGCGGCGGGCACGTTCTGCCGCTGGGAGCGCGACCGCCACGTCGCGGTGGGGCAGCTCGGGAGGCCGACCGAGGAGCGGCCGCTGTCCTACTTCGGCATCGACTTCATCCCGGTCGTGCACGCGATGTTCCAGGACGTGGGGAACCCGCGGGGCGCCGGTGCGTTCACGCACGCGCTCGACAAGATCGACGAAGCGAACATGCACGCCACGCGGCTGCACCAGATGCTGTTCCGCCACAACGACGCGACGTGGGCGCTGCAGGCCAACGGCATGGACCCGACGGGGCGCCCGCTGCCGCCACCGAACATCACCGGCAGCAACGGCAGCAGTGCCGACAGCGGCACCGTGACCCTCGGCGGGAGCAGCTTCGTCCGGCTGCCCGGCATGTCCACGCTGGTGCCGCTCGTGCCGAACATCCACTACGGCGACGCGCTGGCCGTGCTCAACGCGCAGATTCAGGAACTTGAGCAAGACCTGCCCGAACTTGCGTTTCACCGGGTGCGCGAAAAGGGCGACATCTCGGGGCGGGCGGCGCGGATCATGATGACCGACGCCATCGACAAGATCCTCGAGGCGCGCGGCAACGCGATGCAGGCGCTCGTCCGCGCGAACCAGATGGCGCTCACGATGGGCAAGGCCATCGGCATCGAGGAGTTCACCGGGCTCGGTGAGTTCGACGACGGCGGCCTCGACCACCACTACGAGCCCAGGGACGCGATCGCCATCACCGAGACCGAGCACTGGGAGCTGGAACAGGCCAAGGCGGAAGCGGCGAAGGCGCAGCAGGAGTCCGGCGTCTCCGTGGCGGCCACGCTGCGCGACCGCGGCTACAGCGACGACGAGATCGCCCGGATGCAGCTCGAACGCGACGGCGAGCGCTCGTCCACCGTGGAGAGCGTGCTCGCCAACTTCGACAGGGGGCAGGCTTGATGACCTACGTTACGGTTCCGCCGCCGATGATCCGCTGCGCACGCTGCGACGGTCAGCGCTTCGGAGAGACTTGCGTGAACTGCGGTTGGGACGGCGAGCCGGATCGCGCTGCGGTCCATTTGGTACTTCACCCGCCGAACAAGATGGCGGGTCCTCGTGAAACTGGCTGGGACTGGGACCATCCACTGCCGCGTCCTCGGGAGCCGCTATCGCGACAGCCGAGGAAGCCTCGTACAACCGTTCGACCTTCGGCGCCGGCGAGGGCAGTTTCACGTGATCGTGTTCGCCCAATCCCGCTGCAGGCGCCTCCTCCTCCGCAGACCGTAATTCTGTCGCCCGACGACAAGTGGGTAGCGTGGCTCCGCAGGCACCTTGTGGAGTTCCACGGAGTCGACTCGGACGCAGTGCTCGAAGGAACACCGTCCGAACTAGCAGCCAAGGCTGAGCGCCACGCAATCAGCGAACACGACCATCCGCTAACGCATGGGAGACAGCGCGGATGAACGACGCTGAGTACGAGGCGCAGCGGGCGCGGCTTAAGGTGCTCATTGACCGCTGGATTTACGCCCTTGGCCTCGGCTGGTGGCGCATCACGAACTCCTACGACCGCACCGGGGAGGACTTCGCGGACGCAGCGCAGGTCGACCACGGGTTTCACACCGGCGTAGCCGCCCGCTGCTACCCGGAGTGGCGATACCTCATGGCGACCATCGTCTGGAACATGCCCGAAGTCGAGCGCATGGACGACGAGACGCTGGAGATAGCCTTCGTCCACGAGCTGATGCACATCTTCCTCCACGAATTGCATTCCGACGACGAGGACCACCTCGCTCACGAGGAGCGAGTTGCCAGCATGCTCTCAAAGGCATTCATCTGGGCGCGCAACGCGGCGATGGCAGGGCAACTCGGCGCGTCCACCGCCACCGACCCGTACGATACGACCGAGAGCGACGCCACATCCGCGCCCGAGCCGGCGGCTGAGCCAGCGCATGCCTGACCTCGAAGAGCTGATCGCGGCGAACCGGGCGCGGGTGGCCGGGCGCCTCGAGGGGCCGCTGATGCGTGCCCTCGTCACGGATTACCAGCGCGTGCTCACGGTCATCGATGACCAGCTCCGCTCCGTCACTTCGCGGGCTGCAGCCATCGCGGCCGAGGGCGGTGACCCGTTCGCGTCGCTGGTGGAGCGGCGGCGGCTGCAGGCGCTCGCGGAGCAGGTGCGCGCCGAGGTGGAGGCGGTAAGTGCCCGCACCGGGACGAATATCACGCAGGCACAGGGCATCGCCATCATCGCCGCGATTGCCGACGCGCAGTCCATCATGGGCGCACTGGAAGTCGGGGTGCGCCTGAACACCGCAGCGGTGGAGCGGGCTGCGGCCGCGTTCATCGAGGGCATGCCGCTCCAGCGCTCGCTCGCTGACCTGCCCGTGGCCGCGCGACAGGCGGTGCGCGATGCCGTCGTGACCGGCGTGGCGCTGGGCGAGAACCCGCGTGTCATCGCGCGACGAGTGAACCGCGCGATCGGCGGCAACCTCAGCCGCGCGATGACGCTGGCGCGCACCGAGACGCTTCGGGCGTATCGGGGAGCGGCGCTCGATGCCTACCGACGGAACGAGGCCGTGGACGGCTGGGTCTGGGTGAGCGCGCGTGACCGCCGCACGTGCTTCCCGGCGGGAACGATGATCACGACTCACCGAGGCGCGGTGGCAATCCAGGACGTAAACGTGGGCGACGCGGTTTTCAGTCATCAGGGGCGCTGGAGGCGAGTCACGGCAACGATGCGACGGCGGTTTGTCGGCCGGATGGTCCGCATTGAGTGCGGTGGTCGGTCAGTTCGTGCGACCGCTGAACACCCGTTCCTCGCCTACCGCGAGGGAGAGCTCATATGGTGCGAAGCCGGGAAACTGACCGTCGGCGACGCCGTTGTCCGCCTGGGCGATGAGCCATCGCACGTATTCGGACATCGCCCCCGTGTAGCCACCCTGAAAGGGCGACGAGTCTACCCGCAGCACGGAGAAGCCGTAGGAGTTGAGCGAGCGTGTCTTCGCGGAGTCGCGCTCACGCACCAGAGCATGCCAATAGGTGGAGTCCACCTCGACGACGAGATTGCGGTCTGGAAGGAAGAAGTCCACGCTCCGCCCCGCTCCAGGGAGTGTGTGCTCCTGCAGGTAAGCGATGCCGAGCTGCTGAAGAGCCAGCCGCACGTTTCGCTCTGGAGTGGACTCCCCCTCGTAGGAGCGGAAACACCGGCGGGAACAAAACACGTTGCGCCCATCGGCGTGAAGCGGCTGGATGCGAAGGGGGGCCTCGCAGTTCATGCAGTTGACGATGACTGGGGGACGGCGGCACTCCTCGGAGCAATGCCGGTTGTCTGGACTCTTTACGGTGAAGATGGTGCCGCACCTAGCGCACGGGCGCCGCTCCACGTCGGCATTTCTACAACTGGCAGAACACAGTCGGTAGCGATGGCTGACCGTGCGAAGAACGCTAAATGTCCTGCCGCACCGTTCGCAAACCTTGGTGATACGCAGGGCTATAGTCTTGCAGGCCAGCGAGCAAAAGCGTTTGGTGCTATCAGGATGCGCGCGAAACACGGCCCCGCAGTCCCCGCATTGGCGGCTCTCCCACGATCGTGCCGCTGCACCATTTCCGCCGTGCGGGGCACGACGCTGAAAGGCTGCGTAGCATGCTCTTCCGCAGAACCTACCGCCGCCTTTACGGGCCCACGCGTCAGGGATATTGAATGCCTTGCCGCACTCGGCGCAGGTCTTTTCCACCTCGACATTGTATCCGGCATCGACACCCACATCCAACAGGAAGATGTCTTCAACATCGAAGTTGATGGCGACCAGTCCTACGTGGCAGCAGGCTTCGTAGTTCACAACTGCGCCCTGTGTTTTGCGATGCACGGCACCATCCACGACCTCGATGAGCAGTTTGCGAGCCATCCGTCTTGCAGATGCCATCCGTCGGGACTACCGCGCACTGCCTCGCTCCGCGCCGATGCGGTGATCCTCTCGGGCGAGGAGCGGTTCGCCGCGCTGGTACTGGCCGACCAGCGCGCCGTGCTCGGGCCGGCAAAGCTCGCGGCGTACCAGGCGGGGCAGCTCCGTCTCGCGGACCTCGTCGGCGAGCGCACGGCGGGTGCGTGGGGGCCGGTGCGCTACGAGCGCTCGCTGCGCGACGTGCTCGGCGACCGCGCGCTGCAGTTCTATCGGGACGCGGCCTGATGAACACGCTGCTGCCCAGCGAGGTGGCGGCGCGGCTGGAAGAGTTCCTGCGCTCCGGCAAGACGGGGCGGCTCGTCATCGACATCAACCGCGGCCGCGTGGTCGGCGCGCGCCTCGAGGACGCGATCCCCGTGAACCAGGGCGGCCGGGTCGAACGCGGCGGGTAGCGGTTGGCGTCGCGAAGCGGCCTGCTCGCGCGGTACAAACGGGCGCTCTACAAGCGGCAGGACGGCGTCTGCCCGCTGTGCCTGCGGCCCCTCGCCGACGGCCGCCCGGTCAACGTTGACCACAAGATTCCACGGAGCGCGGGTGGGACGGACCGGGAGGACAACCTGCAGCTCGTGCACGTCGAATGTAACCAGCTCAAGGCCGCCGACCCCAACCAGTCGGCTGCATGGTGCGCTTCACACGAGCGACTGCTGCGCGGGGATGGCGCAATCCTCGCCCACTGGCGGCTACACGTCCGCAGCCGGTGATCGCACGGCGCGGGTTCACTGACGCCGAGCGCGCCACTCCGCTACCTGACGACGCAAGAAATGGACGATCTGAGCGTTGAGGCTGCGGTCCTCCGCCTTTGCTATCTCCGCGATCTCCGCGTGCACGTCCTCCGGCAGCCTCAGCGTCACACGGCGCTCTTCGTCCGTCATGGTGCGAGTCTACGCCATCTTGACACTGCTGCGCCACTGGCACTATGGTAGTGTCAGAATGCAGTCGTGAAGGGACACGGCGCGGCGCGGATTCAGGAGGGCAATGGGTTTACGTCTGCAGGCCGGAGGAAACGGAGCTAATGGCAAAGGAGTCGGTCAGGTGAAACGGATGATCATGGGAGCGGTGCTCGGCATCGTCGCGGTCGTGGCTGTGATGGCAGCGGGGGGAGTCGGATCGAGTACGACCGCAGAGGCGTCGTACACGGAGACGTGGGGGCGGCAAACCATCAGCGGCGGGGGTGCGTTCACGCCGCCCACGCGTCTGCCGTCCACGACCATCAACGGGCAGTCGTTCAACGTGCTCCGCGCGCGCTAGGCTGCCACCGCTCGAAGCACCAAGAGGGGCGGGGGCCGCACTCCGCCCCTCTTCGTGTGTTCGGCGCATCCGAGTTGACGGGTCACCAGATGTAGTGCACACTCCGCCGTAACGGTTCGTCTTTCCGGGCGAGCCGGTGCACAGACCCGAGCAGCCTGAGAGAAAAGGGCGCTCCTCCTGTCGGTTTCCGCTTCGTGCGGGACTGGCGGGAGGGGCGCCCCTCTTTGCGTTGCCCGTCACAGCGCATGAAGGAGACCGGACGACATGGCCGACGACCCGCAGAGCCCGCCCACCGACGATCCCGAGCCGCAGGACCCCGCGGCTGGTGATGAACAGGACGACGACGCCGGCGATGGTGAACTCCCCGAGGCGGTGAGGGCGCAGCTCCAGGCGGCTCGCAAGGCCGCGCGCGACGCGAAGGCGGAGGCACGGGCCGCGACACAGCGGGCGGCGGACGCCGAGGCGAAGCTCAAGGACAAGGAAGACGCCGACCTCTCCGAGCTGGAGCGCGCGCAGCACCGTGCGACCGAGGCGGAGGCGGCGGCTGATGCCGCCAGGGCGTCCGCGAAGGAGACGGCGCTCCGCTACGAGGTCGCCGTGCTGACCAACAAGCTCAACCTCCACGACGCGGACACGGCCTACCGCCTGCTCGACGCCTCGACGGTGGAGTGGGGCGACGACAGCCGCCCCACCAACGTCGAAGCGCTCATGAAGGCGCTCGTGAAGGAACGCCCGTTCCTCGTCAAGGCGAAGGCCGAGGGCGGCGTCGAACCGACGCCGGACGGCGGGGACAAGCCGGCCTCCGACGACGAAATCAGGAAGCAGGCAGGGAACCGGCTCGCGCGGACCCGGCTCTAGTAGCGAGGTGACGAAATGACCGACCTGAGCATCACGGCGTCCGCTGTAGCGCTGGTGCGGACGGCCCCCGACCAGCAGTTCACCGGCCCCGCCGCCGAGACGATCGTGGCCGGGCAGTACGTCCGGTTCAACACGACCAACGGCAAGGTCGAACTCGGCAAGGCCACGACGGCGGCGGAGGCGCGCTCGGGCGGCATCGCCCTGAACGGCGGCATCGCCGGCCAGGCGATCACCTTCGTGGGCGAGGGCGCCATCCTCGACCTCGGGGACGCGCTCGACGCGCTCACCTACGACGACGACGTGTACCTCTCCGACACGGACGGCACGCTCGCCGACGCCAGCGGCACCATCACCAAGCTCGTGGGGCGGGTCGTGCCCGGCTGGGGCTACACGACCGCCGACAAGCTGTTCCAGGTGCGGATGACCGAGGCGATCGACGTCTCGTTCGACCTCGCGAAGAGCAACCTCCCGACCGGCTTCGCGAAGGCGGAGCGGGTCGCCGGCCAGGACGAGACGGGCGACACGACCATCCCGGTGGCGGGGCTCGCCGCCGGCGACGAGCTGGTGGCGCTCTTCGTCGAGGACGGCGCGTCGGGCAAGTGGACGCAGCGCGCGAACGCGGACTTCACGGTCGGCGCCGCCAACCTGACGGTCGTCGCGAACGCCGCAAACAACGCGGCCAACGCCTACATCGTGTTCTGGATCGACCGGACGCCGTAACGCCGGCCGTAGCGAAACGGGAGTAGCGGCCTCGGGCCGCCGAAGGAGACCACGGACATGCCCAACGAACTGGCCTACGGCTTCGTCTCGCTGCAGCACCTCTTCGACGAGCGGCTGACGAACGTCAACGCCCGCGTCATCGACAACGCCGTGGCGCAGTCGCTCGAGGAGCACAACCGCCAGGTGAGCGCGCTGCTCTCGCTCGTGGCGACGCGGACGGTGCTGGCGCAGGAGCGGTTCCAGATTCCCGGCTCCGGCACGCTGCAGCCGCTCGATGAGAACGGCATCCCGCTGCCGATCCGGGTGAGCGGGTACGCGGACCTCGGCTACCCGATCCGGGGCGGCGGCACGGCGTGGGGCACGAACCGCGTGTCCCGCGTGATGATGACCGTGGCCGAGGCGAACCGCTACCAGATCACCGTGCAGCAGCAGGACGCGGACTGGGTGCGCCGGCACATCCTCGCGCGGCTGCTCGACAAGAACGCCTGGACGTTCACTGACCCGGACGTGGGCGCGCTCACGATCCAGCCGCTGGCGAACGGCGACACGGTGCAGTACCTCGTCAACGGCCAGCTCGCGACCGACAACCACTACATCGCCCAGGCCGCCGGCATCGCCGACGCGACGAACCCGTACCCGACGATCTGGACGGAGCTGACCGAGCATCCCGGCAACAGCGGCCCGGTCGTGGCGTACATCGCCTCGAACCTCCGCACGACCACGGAGGCGCTCGCGACGTTCGTCCCCGTCTCCGACCCGGACATCGCCGTGGGCTCCGGGAGCGACCGCGTCGTCGGCGTCCCGGACAGCATCCGCGCCTTCGGCGACGAGGTGATCGGCAAGGTCGACGGCGTCTGGATCGTCGTCTGGTCGCACCTGCCCTCGGACTACATCGTCGCCTTCGCCCAGGGGGCGCCGGAGGGCGCGCTGGCGATGCGCGAGTACCCCGAGCCCGCCCTGCAGGGGCTGTTCGAGGAGACGCACTCCCCGGACGGCAACCGCTTCGAGCGGCGGTTCATCCGCTACGCCGGGTTCGGGGCGCGCAACCGCACGGCGGCACTCGCCTACTTCGTCTCCGCCGGCGACACGACCTACGACGTGCCCACCGGCTACGCCAACCCGCTCGCGGTCTAACGGAGGGCTGAGCGCATGCACCCGTCACAACTGGCCGCCCGGCGTCAACTCGCGGAGGACCGCATCGACGCGGTGATCTCGCAGCTCGCCGAGCGGGCAGGCGTCGCGGTGCCGGTGCAGGAGCCCGTCCGCGACCATGCCGTGCGCGACCTCTACCGGCTCGAGGCGCTTGCCGACGCCATCGAGGCCATCGCGGCCGCTCTCCCTGAGACGAGCAACACCCCGCCGCACTCGTCTCAGGGAGAGCCGCGCGTCGGAGAACTCACGGTCGCCCAGGTCACAGACGAGGTCGCGACCATCACCGACCTCATCGACCTCGAAGCGATGCTGAGCGCCGAGCGTGAGGGCAAGGACCGCGCCGGCGCGGTGCGGGCGATCGAGGCACGGATCGACGAACTGCGGGGCACGTAAGTGGCGGCCCCGACCGTCTACACCGAGGCCACGCTGGCCACGTTCATGCTCGCCGAGCTGGGCGACGTCGCAGGCGTGCTCGCGTGGACGGGCCAGGCCAACGTCCAGGAGGCCATCAACGAGGCGCTACTCGTCTACGGCGTGAGCGCGATCGCCGATGCCACCGACATCCCGAAGCTGCGCACGCTCGCACGGCGGGAGGCCTGGCGGCGCGCCGTCAGCTCGCTGCTCACGCGCTACGACTTCTCGAACCCCGAGGGCGAGTACAAGCGATCGCAGATGGTGAAGGCGGCAGCTACGAGCCTGGCGCAGGCCGAGGCCGACGCGATGCCGTACGACCCGAACATCGGCGCCGCCATCATCACCGCGATCGAGCACAGCGCCGACCCGTACACGCTCGACGCCTCCGAGTGGGCGGTGCCGGCGTGAGCGGGCTCACGGCCGCCGAGGTCGCCGGGATGCGCGGCGACGTCGAGGACGTGGCGCTGTCGATGCGCTGCACCATCGAGCGCCTCAACCCCGGCGCGGCGGACGCCTACGGGCACCCCACGGGGACGTGGGAGGCGCTGCACGCCGACCTACCCTGCCTCCTCTGGCACGAGGACCGGCGGACCGACGCCGAGACCATCGGCCCTTCCGTCAGCTTCGTGCTCGGCAACCTGCGGCTCGCCGTGCCGGCCAACACCGACGTGAACGAGCAGGACCGCGTGTCCGAGGTCATCGGCATGGACGGCGACCCGATCGCCGGCGTGCTCGCGATCCACCGCGTGCAGTCCCGCATCACCGACACCGTCCTCGTCGTCGAGGAGGTCTCGGGATGACCTCGTTTCGCCTGACGCAGTGGAACGGCGCGGCGATCGCGCGGCAGATGCGCGAAGCGCAGCGGCACGCCATCGACGAGACGCTGCAGACGGCGGTGCTCCAGGCGTCCGACATCGCGCCCTACGACACCGGCTTCCTCGCCTCCACCATCGAGGCGCAGCCGGCCGTCGAGGAGGGCGACCGCATCGTCGGGCGCTGGGGCAACTGGACCGCGCTGTACACGCTCTGGCAGGAGATCGGGTCACGTGGCCGCCCCGGACGCTACTTCCTGCGCAAGACGGCCGATGCGGAGTACCCAAAGCTCGCCGGTCGCGTCCGCGCCTGGTTCCGGTCGGGAGGCTAGCCATGCCGATCCCCGACCCGCTGGTCGCCGTCCGCTCCTACCTGGTCGCCAATGCCGGCGTCTCCGCGCTCGCAGGCACACGCGTGTTCGTCGCCGAGCTGCCGTCCGCCGAGGCCGATTCGATGCCGCGTGGTGCCGTCGTGCTGTCAGCGGCCGGCGGCGCGCAGTCCGGGCCCGGTGCGCGCTCGCACGTGGAGGCGGGGACGACGCGCATCGATGTGCGCTGCTACGGCTCCTCCCATGTCGAGGCGTCCGCGCTGCACTACGCCGTGCTCACGGCCCTCAAGGCCATCGGGCGCACGTTCGTCGATGGGACGCTGCTGCACTCCTGCGTCGTCGAGGGCGGCCCGTTCAGCCTGCGCGAACCCGATGTCGACTGGCCCCTCGTCCTGTCGACCTACTCGCTGCTCGCCGCCGAGGTGGCGGCGCCGGCCTAGAAGGAGCACGCCCGTGGCCATCATCACCCTCACCCCCCAGACCATGAGCCGCGCCGGCGTCACGCCGACGTACACGGGCTCGCTCAGCACGGCGAACACGTACCGCGTCGCCAACAACGGCCGCACGCTGCTGCACTTCAAGAAGACGCAGGCCACCGACTGCGTCGTCACGATCCAGACGCCGCGCACCGTCGGCGGGCTGGCCGTGGCGGAGCACACCGTCACGGTGCCCGCGTCGACCGGCGACAAGCTCATCGGCGCCCTCGACCCCGCGCTGTTCAACGTGGCCGGTCAGAACTACCTCGAGTTCACGCTGAGCAACATCGACGGCCTCACGGTCGGCGTGTTCGAGCCGGGGGACTAGCCGTGCTCCGCGTGCGCTACGACGGCCCCTACGCCGTCCTCGAGGTGGACGGCATCCGCATCCCGCGAGGCGGCGAAGCCGAGCTGAGCGCGGAGCAGTTCGCGCGCGTCCAGGACAAGGGCGCGGTCGTCATCGAAGTCGAGGCCACTGCGCCGGAGGGCGGCGAGTCCGCCGAGGAGGTAGCGAGCAATGGGTAGCCAGGCGTCCCCGTTCGAGCTGGCGGTCGGGATCCCCGAGGTCTACGTCGCCCCGGTGGGGGAGGCGTTCCCCGACCTGTCCGCGTCCGTCGCCGGCAACTGGGAGAAGATCGTCGACCGCGAGCTCACGCCCGAGTCCGGCGTCATCATCCGCGCCAACGAGTCGGTCGTGTACGACCCGTTCCGCACCGCCGGCGTCACCGCCCCGATCGCCTCCGCCGTCGACCAGGAGAGCTTCGAGGTCGAGGTGCCGAGCCTCGACTTCACCGCTGCCGCGCTCGCACGTGCCATCCACGGCCCGGCGGCCACCATCACCGACACCGCGGCCGGCTCCGGCGTGGCGGGCAACAAGAACTTCCAGCTCTACGGCGGCCCGCGCCTCACCCA